CCAATTGTCCAAATCTTTAGGCTCAACCCAACCGAAGGCTCAATAATGGATGTCGAAAGCCTAGCCAAAGAGCTAATCCTTAAGAACATGACTCCAGAGCAGCAATTAGCTGTTTTGGATTCTGTTAAAGCATCTGTTGCTCAAGCTAGAGAAGTGCAAAAGCGCAAGATTGGCGAGAATGTTGACATTGTTGTCCAAGCATTGAAGACAATTGAGTCTGACATTCGCAGTCGCTTTGATGATGTGGGTAATGCTATTGAAAAGCGTGTTGCATCTATTCAAGACGGGCGTGATGGCTCTAATGGCAAGGATGGTCGTGATGGAAAAGACGGAAAAAATGGTAGGGATGGAGCAAAAGGCGAAAAAGGTGAAAGTGGTCAAGCTGGGATTGATGGAGTGGATGGTGTTGATGGTGTGTCTGTCACCAATGCTCATATTGATTTTGATGGTTCACTTATCATTACTTTGTCTACGGGTGTTGAGCTTAATGTCGGCGAAGTTGTTGCTCCTGATCTTGCTGAATCCATCAAAGTCATTACTAATGGTGGCGGCACTTCTCAGTCTGTACTTGATACTCTAACTTCCTTACAAGCACAAATCACAGCTTTAATTCCTAGTCAAACTGGAAAATCAGGAAAATATTTAACTACCAATGGAACTACCTTATCTTGGGCATCTGTTACAGGTGTATTGAGTTATCAAGGTACTTGGAATGCTTCTACAAATTCTCCAACTCTTACTAGTAGTGTTGGAACAAATGGCTACTATTACGTTGTGTCTACTGCTGGCTCAACTAGTCTGAATGGTATTACTGATTGGCAAATTGGCGACTGGTTGATATTTAACGGCTCAACTTGGCAGAAATTAGACCAAACCAACTTAGTTACTAGTGTTGCAGGAAAGACTGGCGCAGTAGTTTTAAACAATACTGATGTTAGTGGTTTTGCAAGTATTGCAGCGGCTGGTGGAACAACAGTTTTAACTGTAAATTCTGCACCGAACTATGTTGTTACTGGTTCAGGTGGTCAGACAATTCAATTGCCTGATGCTACAACTTTACAAAATGGTGCATTATTTTCTTTTAACAATAATCAAAGCAGTGGCACTATTATTGTTAAGAATAATTCAAGTACAACTGTTGCCACAATTCAATCTGGTGGATATGTAAGTCTTGTATTACTTTCAAACTCTCTTGCGGCAGGTTCATGGGATGTGCATAACTATGCTCCATCTAATGTATCTTGGTCTACCAACACATTTGATTATGCTGGTTCAATTACTTCTGCTACTTGGAATGGAAATGCTGTTGCCTATAACCGAGGAGGTACAGGGCAATCATCTGCCTTTGTTGCTGGTGGCATAGTTTATGGTTCTACAACAAGTGCTTTGGCGGTTACCTCTATTGGTACAACAGGACAAGTTTTAACTTCTGCTGGAGCAGGAACTCCTACATGGACAACTCCAACAACAGGAACTGTTACATCTGTAACTGGTACTGCACCAGTTAGTGTTGCAACAGGAACAACAACACCAGTTATAAGTTTAGCGGCAAGCTATGGTGACACTCAAAACCCATACGCATCTAAGACTGCAAAATTTGTCTTGGCTGCACCTAATGCCGCTGATGGAGTACCAACATTTAGGGCAATTGTTGCTTCTGACATACCTACATTGAATCAGAATACAACAGGTTCTGCTGCAACTCTGACAACAACAAGAGCCATCTATGGAAATAACTTTGATGGTTCTGCTGCGTTAACTCAAGTAATTGCTTCTACCTATGGTGGTACAGGCAATGGGTTTACTAAGTTTACTGGTGCTACTACAGCAGAGAAGACATATACATTACCTGATGCCACATCAACAATCTTGACAAGCAATGCTGCTGTAACGATTGGTCAAGGCGGTACTGGTCAGACAACTGCTACAGCAGCTTTTGATGCTTTAAGCCCCAATACAACATTAGGTGATGTTAGTTATCGTGGTGCATCTAATAATGTTAGATTGGCAGGAAATACCACGACAACTAAGCAGTTTTTGGCTCAAACTGGTACAGGAACAGTATCTGCTGCACCTGCATGGGCAACTATTGCATCTGGTGATGTACCTACATTGAATCAGAATACTACTGGTAGTGCTGGTTCTTTGGCAACAACAGACTTTTCCATTGTCCAAAGTGGGACTAAGTTGCTGTTTAAGTATGGGGCTACTACAATTGCCTCAATGGATTCAACGGGAATCATCACTTCTGCAACAAACATTGTTGCAAATGGAACACCATAAAGGAAATAAATCATGGCACAAATTACACTTAATTCAACAGGCGTAGCCAGTAGTGGCGCTCTTGTTTTACAAAGCAATGGAACTACAGCCGCTGTTACTGTTAGTACAGGTCAAGTAGCAACACTTGTAAATGATGCTGTAGTTAATGGCCTCACAGTAGGTAAAGGCGGTGGTGCTGTTGCTAGTAATACTTCTTTAGGTACATCAGCATTAACAACCAATTCAAGTGGTGCGTATAGTGTGGCTGTTGGTTATCAAGCATTAACCGCAAATACATCGGGAATTTCAAATGTTGGTATTGGTTATGCCGCTTTGTCTGCAAATACTTCTGCATCTAATAATACTGCTGTTGGAATACAAGCGGGCAATGCAAATACAACTGGTGCTTCAAATACATTTATTGGAGGTACTGCTGGATATTCCAACACCACAGCCTCTCAAAACACCGCTGTAGGCTACCAAGCCGCCTATAACACTACAACTGCTTTAAACAACACAGCTGTTGGGTATCAATCATTATTTACAAATACTACTGGAGTTAACACCGCTATTGGGTCTGTGGCATTAAGGCTCAATACAACTGGCACAGGAAATACTGCCATTGGTGGAAATGACACAGTAATAAGTGCGGCACTTCAAGCAAACACTACTGGAAATTACAACATTGCTGTTGGGACAGGCGCACTTCAAGCCAACACCACAGGCTCTGCCAACACTGCTGTTGGTTATCAGGCGGGGTCTGGTCAGACAACAAGCGCTGGTGATAATGTATTTTATGGCTATACAGCAGGAAATAACATTACAACAGGCGCTAATAATGTTTATTTAGGAGCATATACAAGAGCTTCTTCTGCTACTGTTTCTAATGAGCAAGTTGTTGGTTACAACCTGACTGGTATTGGTACTAATTATTTTGCTTTTGGTTCTGGTGGTGTAGGTACTGTATATAACCAATTCTCAACAAATGCAAGTTGGACTCGCTCATCTGATGCTCGCTTAAAGAAAAATATTCAAAATGCTAATTTAGGATTGGAGTTTATTACCAAACTTAGACCAGTAACTTATCAGTGGAAACCATCAAATGAAGTTCCACAAGAATTTACAAATTTGTATTCTAAAGAAAACAAAAAAGATACTTCTACTGTAATGCATGGCTTAATTGCTCAAGAAGTAAAACAAGCACTTGATGATGTTGGTGTAAACACTTTTGGCGGATGGCATGAAGACCAAGATGGATGCCAAGGCGTTGCATCAGATATGTTTGTATTTCCTCTTATCAAAGCCATCCAAGAACTCAAAGCAGAGTTTGACGCATACAAAGCAACCCACCCATAAGGAGCATCAGCATGAACGAAACCCTCACCGCAGAACAAATCGCCAAGCACTACTCTGCCGCTATGGACAGCGTAAACCTCATCAATGGCACAAAGCCTGAGTTGATGACTGATGCTGATTGGGCAGATTGTTTGTCCCGCAACAAAGAGCATTTGAAAATCATGCTTGCCAAAGACTTTTGGACAACAGAAGATTTGACTCCATTGCAAACGGCATCCGCATGACACCTGAACTCCAGCATTACTACGAAAATCGCTTTGACATGATGTCAATGGAGGGCTGGAAGGATTTGTGCATGGATATTGACATTATGATAGAGTCGCTCAATAATCTAAGCGTTATTCCTGATGAAAAGACCTTGATATTCAAAAAAGGTGAACTTTCCATCTTGACTTGGCTAAAAACCTTGAAAGAGGTCAGCGAGAAGGCTTATGAGGAATTGAATGAAAAGAATGTATGAATTTGCCTGTGAAAACGGGCATCACATTGAAAAACTGACTGATTATGAGGCGGTCAATGTCCAATGTGAATGCGGTGTTATTTCACATCGTAAAATCTCTGCTCCCAATATCAAGTTGGAGGGATGGTCTGGGAATTTCCCTACATCAGCCCATCAATTTGACCGAAAACATCGGGAAAAATTGGCGGCAGAGTTAAAAGAGAACTCATAAACAATTGTCGAGTTCATGTTAAATCCTAAAACCCTAGTGGGCAGGAAAAGGAAACTGTATGTTGATTGATAACGATGACGAGATGCTAGGTGAGCTTCAAGTTGAGGAAAAGAAGTTAGCTAACACTATTGAGCAAGTTACCAGCGATCTACCTGATAAGTATCGGGGTAAAGATTTAGGTGACATTATTAAGATGCACCAAGAGGCTGAGAAGCTAATTGGTAAGCAAGCTCAAGAGGTAGGCGAAGTTCGGAAACTGGCTGATGAACTTATTAAGCAAAATCTCTCAGGAAATCGTCAGAATGCAGAGGTAGAGCCTGAAATTGACTTTTTTGAAGACCCTAAAAAGGCAGTTCAGAACACTATTAATAACCATCCAGATGTACTTGCGGCTCGCCAAGCGGGACAAGAGTTCAAAAAGATGCAGATTCAGAACAAATTAGTGTCGGAGCATCCTGATTTTACTCAGGTAGTTCAAGACCCTGATTTTGTGAATTGGGTGAAATCTTCACCTATTCGTCTTGGTTTGTATGCTAAGGCTGATGGTGAGTTTGACTTTGATAGTGCAAATGAATTGTTGTCTACTTATAAGCAGTTGAAGGGTGTTAAGACTAAGCAAACGTCAGATGCTGGTGAAGCATCCCGTAAGCAGAATCTTAAAGCCGCTTCAGTTGATTCTGGTGGAACAGGTGAATCAGGAAAGAGAGTTTATAGGCGTGCTGACCTAATTCGGCTAAAGATGACTGACCCTCAACGATATGAGTCACTTTCTGATGAAATCATGACCGCATATCAAGAAGGTCGAGTGAGATAACACTTAACTTTTTGGAGTATTTAACATGGCAACAGCTTTTTCCCCCGCAAATAACGTAACTATTACGTCAGCAGCTAATTTCATCCCTGAAATTTGGTCAGACGAAATTGTTGCAGCTTACAAACGTAATCTTGTAGCTGCTAACGTCATTAAAAAAATGAACTTCAAGGGCAAGAAAGGTGACACAGTTCACATTCCTTCTCCTACCCGTGGTTCTGCATCAGCT